ATTAGGCCCTTTTTATATTCTCTGTCTTTAGTATGTGATCCTCTGCGTAAATCAAACCGCCAATTCTTTTTGTGCAGTTCTTGTTTGGATTTGGTTTTAACTTGTACTCTGTAGAAAATATCTTGGTATTCAAATATGAGATCAGCTAAACCAGCGTTGGGTGTGAGTAGTACATTGTCTGATAAAAGCGAGAGGACAGAAGCTGTCAGATATTCACCCGATAGACCAATTCTATGGGTTGGATGGGACATGGTTTATTAGGGTTGTTCTTCTTGAATCCTTTGACTAAGCAATGCTGTGGTTGCTGGTGTTGTTGTTTTTACTGTTGGGCTTATGCCAGTTAAAAGTCCAGTTAAGGGAGATACCCCAAATGGTCTTGACATTAATATTTCAGAGGCTGCTGCTGGGCCAACTAATTTTGCTAATTTAAGAGGGTTTTGTATAACATCTTGAGCTAACAATCTTGATGCTGTTCCTGTTTCTGGAAACTGAGATCCTAGAACTTGCTGTGCTTGAGTTGCAGTTTCTAATAATGGTTTTTTGCCAGCTATTAATTGTGTTTTTCTTTTTGTTGCATCAGCTTTTCTAATCGCTCTGATTATTTGTGCTGGAGTAAATACACCTTCTTGTATGATTGCCTGCTGCATAGCATCATTGATTGGTATTAGATTGGCATACACTCTGTTTATTTTTTTTAATTGAGAAGATCCAACATTTTGTAAATCTATTTCATCTTCAAGAATATTTTTGGCTTGTTTAATTATTTGACCTATTTCTCCTTCAAAACCACCCTTTTTAGAGAAGCTATCTCCTAATCTTCGTAGTTCTGTTTGTGCATTTTTAAGATCTTTTCCAGATAATTTTCCATCTTTAACTTTATTAAATAAATATTTATCTAATAACTTTAAAACCCTACCTTGTTCAATTTGATCTAAAGCACTTTCCTCTATAGCATTTAATAAATTGGTTTCTAAATTGGATGTATTTTGTAAAGATAATTTGCTTATAACATTCTCATATTCTTTTGAAATTATGTCATCAACATATTCATAAGATTCTTTTGGGGTTAAATTTTTTGGAATTTTGATGCCAAGTGGCTCAACTGCCTCATCTAATAAAACCTTATTAGTTTTTATTAAACTTTCCAATCTTTTTGCTTGTATAGGCGCGCCAGCACCTGGGTAAGATGTAGATAAATCTTCTAATGCAGTAATTAAAGTTGATCCTATGCTTCCAGAATCTCTTAATGCTTGACCAGGAGTTAATGGTATTCCTTTTTTTTGCAATTCTTTAGCAACTGCTGATTTTTTTGGTAAAAGTTTTTCTGCTCCTTTTGATATCGCTCCACCAGCAACAGCACCTACGCCAGCTCCAATGGCTCTACTTTCTAAATCTTCACCAGCTCCAGCACCATATAATGCGCTTTCAATAGCCCCAGCCTTTCCAACACCAGTAATACCAAGCCTAGCTAATCCAGCTCCTCCAGCTAAAACAGATGGTATTGAGGATAGAATTTCTGTTCCATAAGCTGCAATTGGAGCTTCTTCTCTAAAGGTTTCTAGTTCAGACCTAACTTGAGTTAAAGCATCATCATATTTTTCGCCTTTTATCAATGATCTTGCAAAAGCCTCAACCTCATCCCCAAAACCAAATAAAAGTCCTTGGCCAGCAGATCTTGCTAATCCAACACCTATGTTAGAAGGTGCTTTTTGCCTATAATCTTTTGGTTTTGGTGCTGCCATTATAAAGCTCCTTCTATATCTTCTTTGGTTAAAACCCTGAACTGTCCGTAAACACCATCATAAACAAAATCTCCAGCTTTTAATTCACCTTTTTTAACCTTGCTATCAAAGTCTTGATCTGATTCATATGATTTATATAAAGAGCCAAGTTGCTTATCGGCATATTCTCCAAATCCCAATAAACTTTTCTTTTCTCTTAAATAGTCATCCATTAAGAAAAGCCTTTTCTTGTTATATTTTGCGATAGCTTGCAATCCTCCGACTAATACCTTGTTTCCTTCTACTGTATTTCCTAGGTTTGGTACAGCAGATTTAAACAGTTCTATTTCTCTATCAGATGTTGAGCCAGATCCAGCTACTCTCATTCTTGGTATTATGTAACCAGTTGTGGCTATAAAAAGCTCTTGTTGTCCCAATTTATCTAATTCTTCTTGGGGTAAAATATTTAATCCAGCAGCTATTCTTTTAAATGGAATTTTTATTTCCTCAAGAACACCTGTCTGTAATGGATCTGTTCCCTCTAATTGTTTTTGAAGTATGTCTAATCTATTTTCTATATCAGAATAGCTTTCTATTGTTTCTTGTGCTTGAGCTTGTGTTTTAAAGCCAGCTTTTGCTGCCTCTTGCTCAAAAACTTTTTGTGATTGATCAATGCTTACAAGAGGTGATTTTTTATCTTGTAAATAATCCATAAATGTTCCTGCATAGCCTTGCGCTCTAGCTAAACTATAATTTCTTTGGTCTGCTGTTAATTGATCTTTTTGTTCATATAAGGCGTTGTATTTATCTTTAACACTCATGGCTTTTAAAAAACCTTTCTGTGTTTCTGGTAAATCAGATTGATCTATTAAATTATTTAAATCTTGATTAATTTTTTGTTGCTGCTGCTCTAATTGCTGTTGTTGTAAAAACTGTTGTCTTTGTATAAAACCAGCACTAGGATCTTTGCCAGCAAAAACATCACTTAAAGAAGATAAAAACAAACCAAGTTGTTGATTCTTTGAAAGTCCGCCAACTTGTTGTTGTGGTTGTTGTGGTGGTAATTTTCCAACTGCCATATTAAATATCCTTTATAAAGCTGCGTAATTAACCATGTAATAGCCATTATCGTCTTTAACAACCGCTTCAGGCATGTATTTCATAACTTCTTGAGCAATAACTCCTATGGTTGGATCATTAACTCCCATGCTTTCAGCAACATCATTCCATTTCCAGGTATAAATGTTATGTCCTTTTTCTTTGCCTATTAATGTAATATCTTTTTTCAATCTTTTGTCAGATAATCCCATTTGTGCTGTGCTAACACCGCCAATAGCTCCGCCAGTAGCACCAGCTCCGCCTAATAATCCTGCAAATGGATTTATTCCGCCCATAAGAGCTGCGCCCGCTAATCCTGTTAAACCGCCAAGAATACCGCCAAGACCTACATCTTGTTTTCCTGTAACTGTTTGACTGGTTAAAGGCGTACCCAAGCCAGCTTGTAATAAACCAAGCTGTTGAGGGCCATAAGCCAACGCTCTTTGAAACTCTTGATAAGGAACTTGGAGAGCTTGTTGTTGCAGTGCTTGCTGTTGTGCGCCTATACCACCAAGCAAACCAAGTCTTTGCATCTGTTCACCACCTAGCGCACCCAATAAGCCAGCTTGCTGCGCTCTTGCTTGCAACTCAAACTGCGGTGCGAATTGTGCCATTTGCATTTGTCTTGCAATATCGGATTCAGCAGCTCTTTGTGCTTGCTCAAATCCTGCTTGTCTTAAACCAGCAACTGTTCTAGCTGCTTGTTCTGCGTATGGTCTTGCAGCCTCTGCTTCTAATAATGCAGATCTTGAGCCACCAAAAGCTCCTGCTCTGATTGCTCTTTCTTGTGCTTGTTGTTGAGCTACATCTGCTTGTCTTTGAATATCGCCCAATGCAACATCAATAACTTGTTGTTGGTAGGGTGATTGATAGGCTGCGATATCAGCTTGTAATAAAGATGGTACTTGACCAACTGTGGGTGTAGGTGCTTGTGCTAGTTGTTGAATACCAGTTAAAGGATCGTATTGCATCCCTGTTTCAAACAAGCCACGAGTAGCTTCAAAAGCTCTTAATTGATCTGGGCTAAAACCAGCAACTAATGGCCCTGTATAAGGTACAAATGGTTGACCAGCCAAACCTTTAGCAGCCGAATATAATTCTTGCTGTTGTCTTTGCTGGTATTCAGGTATTGTTACTGTAGTTGTTTGTGATGATTTACCTTTACTCATAATTCTTTTCTAACCATGTATTCTTCTTCAAATCCAAGGTGCTTGATCTTTCTAAGCCACCCTTTCCTGCCACCCCCGTATAAGCGTTTGCATCCTAATTTCTTTGCAAACAATTCTATAGATGGCAACATTTCTTCTAACTCTGTGTAATCACCGCCACAAAAAAGCAAGTTTAATGCTCGTGCTTGTGGAAATGTTACCAGTTCAGTTATAAGAGCTGATCTTTTACCAGCCCATATATGAAACATTCCATGTTTTATTTTATCTTTTATATCCTCTATTGTATAGAAATCTTGATATTCTAAAGACTTTTCAATCCAGTGTTGGCAACGCTCAAACTCTATTTCCCAAAGCTCTCTATCATCTTTAGGTTTTAGTTCTACTACTTTATTAGTCGCCTTTACCATACTCTACGATACTCATAAACAAATCTACTTTATCTGCATGAGAAGCAGTTACTTTAATTATTTCGCCCTGAGTTAGTATTAAACTCCTGCTTAATAATTCTCTGTGTTCGTAAGCCTTAACTACTTCGTTTTTAAATAAACTGTATTCAGTACCATCGTGAGTAACTGTAATGTCTAGCGTAGTTTGTTGGTTGCCACGCTCACTAGCGATTAATGATTCTACAACTACAAAGTCAAAATCACCGCCAGATGGTGCTGTATAAAATGTGTATTGACTGGTTAGTGCTAGTCTTAAATGTACATTATCAGCACGCTGAATAAACTGTCTTTGTGAGGATAAATCCATTAGCGTTTACCTCTAGCCTTGGTATCTATTCTTATATTACCAACTTGAAAGTCTTGGGTTGTTGAGCCTGTCACTTTCATTTGTATTTGTCTGGCTGTAAACCTTGCATCGGTATAGCCATCACTTTCAAAAGTAAAGTCGCCAAAGTCTGTTTCTGCACCTAATGGTGTGAATTTACCTTTAAAACTAATGGTTACTCCTGGCAGAGTATTTGCTTCTTCGTCTGGAATGATTTGATTAACTTGAACTAATCTATCACCGCTACCTATTTCTATTGGGCCTGATTGACAGAATGGTACAGAGCCATTGATGTTAGGTGATGCTGAGAGTGTGCCTGATTCGTGTTGGTAAACAAAACCACTAGAATCACCAGCGATAGGATAATTAAATGTGCCTTGGTCAATCCAGCATCCTCTGTCTAGTGAGCCGATAGACCAAACATTTTGTGCATAGTTCCAAATCACATATTTATTCGGTGTGTATTGAGATGTGCCTGATGGAAAGCCCCACCATATCTCATTAAAGTTAGAGTTATGTCCACCCCAACAAGTTTTCTTACCTGGTATGTTTAGATTATCAAATACATAATCGTGTACTTCGCATGGTATTTCTCTTACAGAGCCATCAAATACATAGAAAGCGTTTTCACCCATCCATGCTAAGAAGTTACCAGTAGATACTACAGATCTTCTACTTACGGATTTACAGTTTTGTCCAGCCTGTGCAATACCATATACAAATGGTGAGCCAGCGTAATACATTCTATTGATTCCGTTTTCTGTAAAGATCATCACATCGGATTGATGTTTGATAGCGTATAAAGCTCTACCGCCTACAGGTACTTGTAAATCACCAGCAGTATTATTAGCTTTAGATGTCCAGTTAGTTCTATCTTCTCTATTTGACCAGGCTACTAATCTTGGATCTCCGCCTGATCCTATAGCAACCAAATGTCTTTCGTTGGTTACTACAACTGATTGGTTTCCTGTGGGTGCATTGGTTACTGCGGTTGCAATAGTGTCGGGTGTGCCACCTGCAGTATCTGGCGACCACTTATAGATCTTACCATCGCCTGAAAAACAAAAGATTAAATCCTCACCCCAGTTGTCAAATGAGAAATGACCTGAGTCAAAGGGTAATCCAGATTGGCTTCTAGCATCTCCGTAATCTTCTGATCCGTAAGTATATGCACCAAATCCTAGTGGATCGTTGTCTGCATCGCTAATAAAACCAGTGGGAGTGATATCTGTCCAAGTGCCATCGTAAAGCACATAGACTTTTTCTCTAGTGCCAACTGCTAATACCTGACCGCCATTATTATCGTTATAGGCGTACATCCCAATGGGTGCGCCATCTAATGCGGTTGGTTTTAATCTTTGCCAGCCACCTATAGGTTTTAGGTAGCCATTTTCAAAACGAACTAAATCCCCGTCAACCCAACGGCCTTTGTTGGCATAATCAGTTCCGTTTTTGACTATGCCTGCGGGTGGGG